CCCTAGAAATTACTCCATTCCATATTTTTGCAAGTTCCTCAATATTCCATCCTATCTCATTTCCCTCACCAGCAGAGGTTTCCAACGATAACATAATACCCTTTGGCATATTACTAAGAATATGTTTAATATTTCCAATCAATGTTTCAATTGCAGTATCAATATTTGTTTGTTTTTTTGAACCCAAATGCATTACAACACATTTTGCACCAATTAGGGCTCCATATTTCAAATCATATTGTATATTATCATGCATATATTTAATACGATTACTAGTATAAGGATATATACAATAATTCATTAAATAGTTTCCATGTATTATAAGTGTAATATTGTTTCTAGATACATATTCTCTAATTAAATCTATTTCATTTGGTTCGGCAAACTTGTGTTTATTTTTAAGAGATGAAGATTTTGGACTACCTAAATATATTTGTACAGCATTACCTCCTATACTTACAACATATTGTAAACTCGTAATTATATCTGGACTTATACTTGCATGACAACCTATTTGTAATTTTTGTTTTGTTTTTTGTATTTTTATATTTTTCTTTGTATTTATATTTATATTTTTCTTTGTATTTATATGTTTTATATTTTTTATATTTGTCTTTGTAAGTTTAGTTTTTATCATTTTATAATTTTATAATTTTGTTTTATTATTAGATAATCTAATTATAATGTTTATAAAGATTATAGTTATAACTTTTTGATGTCATTAAATTTAGAAAATTTAGAAAAATTTGATAATTTAGATAATATATATTATGCTAAAAGCATATACTAAAAATAAAAATGTATCTAGATATACAAAAGATGTAAAATACGAAACTGACGAAACTGACGAAATTGACGAAATTGACGAAATTGATTATGATGCAATATATGATGAAATAAAAAAAAGAAAAGCATTATTTAGAAAAAAAAAAGGAAAAGTAGATACAGGAAAAGTAGATACAGACAAAGTAGATACAGACAAAGTAGATACAGACAAAGTAGATACAGGAAAAGTAAATAAAAAACTTAAACTTAGACAAAATATAAAACAATTACCAAAAAACATATTCACACCTCCTTATAATGAATCATGGTTTGAAACTGAAAATAATATGAGTCTAGATGACTATATAAGAACATTATATAATTTAACACAAAAATATATTAATCCTAAAACAACATCAAATGCAATAAAAGGCATTCTAGTTCCTCATGCAGGTATTAGGTATTCGGGATTATGTTCAGCAACAGCATATTATCAATTATTAGAATACCAGAAAACACAAAACATATATAAATCTAAAAAAAATAAAAATATTAAACATATAATTCTATTTTGTACTGACCATAGTGCAGCAGATAGTAGTAGTGGAAGTAGTGGAAGTAGTAGAAGTATTGGAAGTATTGGAAGTAGTGGTAATCGCAATAATTTTATAACAACGTCATATACGCATGTATCTAGTTATACAAAAGATACAAATAAAGATATACAAATAGACCAAATTACAATTAAACGCCTATTGCCATATTGTGAAATTGATGATAATAAATTCAATAATGAACACTCTTTTTATAATCAAATGCCATTTATTGAAACATCATGCCCAAATGCATCAATCATACCATTTTTAATTAGTAATAGTTTGAATTTATTAGATAAGCAAGTATGTAGTAAAATAAGAAATTTGTTTAGTATTTTAAAAGAATTGCTCATGAATGATGATACGGTTTTAATTTGCACTAGTGATTTATCACATATCAATGGTCATTTTAGCAATAAAATTAATAAAAATATTAGTAAAAATATTAAAAAGGAGGATGATTTAATATTGCAATTTGTTTATGATGGAGTCAATGGTGTAAATACAAGAACCCGTAAATTGGATGATATCTTATTTATACAAAATGCTGCATCATGCGGAACAATGGCTATGTATTTCTTTGCAAAATTATTGAATAGTTATATTGGTGGTGCCGATTCATCATCATCCTCATCATCGTCATCAACCTCATCATTAAGTAGTAATGAGTCCTCACCAATACAGAAAAACTTTCCATATAATAATATAAAATTATACCCACAATTAACATGTTATTATACATCTTTACAACGCGATTTAATACATATAATACCAAATGCTAGTAATAATTTTGCAGACTTTGATCCATCACAATTATCAAAGGAAATGATTATAACTGATGTAAATAAAAGTTCGGTAAGCTATGCAAGTCTAATATATACATCATAATACATCATAACCTAATTAGTTGAGTTTTTTTTATTTTTTTTTTTTAATTTGTTATTTGTTATTTATAATTATTTAAGTATTTAAGTTTATATAAAATAAAATGTGTTAAATATATATATATATATCTAGAAACATGAATCAATCACCTATAATAAAAGGAACTGTAAAACTAATATATAATAGTAATAAATCTCACAATGGTAAAATGATAAGCAAAGCAATTATAAATAAATCTCATATTAATAATGTAATATCCAAAATTAATACAAAAAAATCTAATTTAAAAGACAATACAACACCAAAAGCCAATACAACACCAAAAGCCAATACAACACCAAAAGCCAATACAACACCAAAAGCCAATACAACACCAAAAGCCAATACAACACCAAAAGCCAATACAACACCAAAAGCCAATACTAAAAAAAATAAAGAAGTAGTTTCATTTATAAAGCGTTCACAAATAAGAAATAAACCAATTATTATAATTGATAATACAAAAAATAATGTATTTAATACTACAAGTAATAAATTAAATATTAATCCATTACCAAATAGACTAAAACAAACTGGTTATTATATTGTTATGCTTACTAGTATTGTAAAAAAAACACATGACATAGACAAAGACAAACAGAGTTTTACATATACTAAAAATGATAAACCAGTAGTTGTTAATAAAATGACAACACCATATCTTAATTGGATAGCATATGTAAAAAATATAAAAGATAAAAAATTTTTTAATCATCAAAAAAGTAATTTTTCATTATTCTTCTATAAAGTTAGAAATCAACCTGCAATTTATGAATTTACAATTAAGGTGTTTAAAGTTATTGGTAATAATAATGATGAAAAAAAAAAAGAATTAGAAAGACTAAAAACTGTATTATATGAAAGAAGAAAAAATAGTGGTAGTAGATATAGATATATAATGTCTAGTGATATGGAATCCAATCTAAATACTAGTAAATATAAACTTCTAGATACACAATCATTTAATGTAATTAAAAATAGCAATGTATTAGAAAAAACACAACATTTTTTAAATAAAATATTTTAATTATATAATTTTATATAAATTATGTATGATAGTATTAGTATATATAACTATTGAAAATGAAAATGAAAACTAAAACTAAAACTAAAATTAATAAAATTAATAAAACTAAAAAAAGTAAAAACAAGACACATAATAAGCCAAAAGACAAGACACATAAGAAGCCAAAAGACAAGACACATAAGAAGCCAAAATACAAGACACACCATGGTAGTGGTTTATTGAGTGAATTTGCAAGTGGATTAGCACATCAAGCTATACAAGTGCCAGATAAAAAAAACTTTTCAATAAAAACACTTCCTGGTATGAAACATTTTAATATTAATATGCTTGACCCAAATAATCTCAAAAATAGATTTACATTACAAAAAGAAAAAAATTTAACAGTATTAATAAACAATACTGATACTAATAATATGACACAACCAATATCAATTGTTAATTTTTATAGAGTTCCTCGTGTTAGAGTAAATATAAATTTTCCATGTTATTTAATTATGCATGATAATGTTAGAATATTATGGCTTACTATTTTTAAAAATAGAATGATATCAGGTTCTCCCATTTTACCATATAAAGCACCGAATATTAAAAATGGTAAAACAAGAACATATTATGTAAGATTGTATTCATTACCTATTAATCAAACAAATCCCAATGATTTATCAAATGTTTTTAAAGCAGATTATCAAGATACAGTCATGCGTAAATTAGCATATGCAAAATTCTTTGAACATGTTAGACAATTTAATTTAAAACTATATAACAATTCTAGTGTTGAAATAAAAATTATAGCAAATAGTGGTCTAAATTTTTATAATGTATTATCAAAAAAATCAAAACCATTACAAAATTATAAATTACAAGAACAATCCTTTGCATAAAACTTAATATATCTATTCCATAATAATTATTTAATAATACTTATTTAATAATACTTATTTAATAATACTTATTTAATAATACTTATTTAATAATACTTATTTAATAATACTTATTTATCATATTTTCAAAATATTTTTTATATATTCTATATCCCTCATGCCTATTATAAATATAACTATTTTCATTTAATACAGAATTGCCATTGCCATTGCTATTGCCATTTCCGCTTGATTCTCTTAATACATCTTCCATATACCATTCTGCAAATTTGGCGCTCATTTCATTAGGATGATAATTATTTGGATTATCTCCAAAGAAATTTGCAAAATCTTTCAAATTATTCAAAGCAGTAGGGTTTTGTTTTAAATAATAAAATGTTCCATCATCACTATGTTCTAGTTGTAATGCTAATAAGTTTACATCAGTTAGACTAATAGGTTCCACAGATTTAAATATAGCACCTATCCACCAATATGTATTATTTGTATCTTTTGTATTAGGTAAATGCCATAACCAGTATTTGCTGGTTCCATCAGGATTATTTCTATTTAATGGATATATTGCATCCATACCCCTAATGTCAACAGGATTATATACGTATCCAAGAGCTGAATATAAGTCCTCAAAATCAAATGATGATTGCCTTTGATGAACATGTGCCATTTCATGCAATAATGTTATTTTACGTGGTTTAATAAACCAATTTGCATCCATTACTATTGTTGTTTCTAAGGTATGTGGCATACCTGATTCTAGCCACGATTTTGCCTTTGCAAAACTAATAGTTTGCAACCATTTTACAACATAATTATAATATTTTGAATCTGCATTTCCATCTGCATTTCCATCTGCATTTCCATCTGCATTTCCACCTGTTTTGACCTTAATTTCATCTAATAATTTGTATATAAACTTTTCTACTTTTGCTTTTTCATCATCTGTTATATTATCAAATGCATTTAAATATTTATTATATAAGTCATCTATACTAACACAACCTCTTGCACTTAAATTTGCTTGATTCATACCATTTATATATTCACCATTTTTAATTTTAATAATAAGATTTTTAGCTTGCATAGTATCTAGATACTTAATCGTAATATTATGATGTTTTAATAATTTTTGTTTTATTGTTAATTTTTCCTCTGTTTCAAATGCCTCTATTTGCTCATTTGATAGTGTTTGCTTTAAACGATAATAATTTGTTATTAGAAATAAAGATATGGATATTATAAAAAAACCAATTATAAACCAATTCATAATTTGTAATAGTGTATTTGTGAGTTAGTGTATTTGTGAGTGTGTGATGGTTTGTGAGTGTGTGATGGTTTGTAATAGTATGTATTAGTTTATACTAAATATATAGAAGAAAATAAACAAAAAAACACATAAGTATATAATTCTTATATAATTCTTATATAATTCTTATATAATTCTTACTAAGTTAATGAGAAAAATTTATTTATATCGTCATTAGCAGTTGTGATTTCTTGTTGTAAATAATCTGCTTTATAATAAGGCTGAACCAAACTATAAAATACAACACCAAAGAGCAAACCAATCAGTGCACAATATATTGCATCTAGAAGTGTTTTACATCCTATATTTACACGTGAATATATTGTTATTATTAATAAGATTGTAAGAATTGAAAATTCCATTATACTAAATCTATTATTATAATACATGTCCATAAAAAAGAAACCAGCGAAGAAACCCACAGTTTGGGTAATTGCACTTGGTAATACAAATGGCGTTCCCTCTATTGAATATGTAAGTGCACATTGGGGGTTTACCATACCACGTAAAACCATACGATAACCCAAAGCTAATAATTCATTTCCTAAAAATCCGCAAAATAATAATACACCGCGAAAATCTTGAAACACAGCACCTGACATTGCAGAACCAGTATATAATGCAACAGGTGTTATACGAACTAGCGTATTTATAAATATTTTAATTGTATCAATAAGCGAAAGAGACATGATGGAGTTCTTAGTTATTTATTAGTGTTATTAGTTATTTATTAGTTATTAGCTATGTAATATTTATTACTTACCTATTAATTATATATATATTATTAACATAGTTTTTATTTCCACTTAAACATAAAACATATATTATTAGAATACATATAAGTTTATAAATAAGATATACACATTACACATTACACATTACACATTACACATTACATATTACAGATTACACATTACACATTACACATTACACATTACAAATGGATATTCAAACAAAGAAACAAGACAAACAAGACAAACAAGATAAACAAGATAAACAAAACATACAAATCAAAATTAAAGTATCAGGTGATGATATAAATATAAATGGGCGTGTCTATTTTATACCAGATAAATACATTGGTAATACACTAATAAATTATGGTCATGAATATGCAAAATTATATAAAATAATGATATCAATGTATCTAGACTTACAAATTACTAATTTTAGAATAGAAAATGTTGCTAGATTGACAAAACATCATATGATTGATGCAAGTTGTATTGCAGATAAACTACTTTGCTATATTACTACTGGTAAAATATATACTACTAATTTATCAATAACCGAAACACAAATTCTTGATAAAATACCAGAATCATTATTATATAAAGTTAATCTAAAATGTATAGAAAAAATAGATGTATAATGTAAAGAGATTAATAAATAGTAATAAATAGTAATAAATAGTAATAAATAGTTAATAAATAGAAATGGTTAAAAACATAATTCTAGATACATATGATGATTTTAATTTTATGGTAGTTTTACTTTTCCTATATTTTGTATTAGTAGGTTTTATAATAATTATAATAATTAATGCTAAATCAAAATATAAAGCCCAAAATCCTAATCTATATCCACCATCAACTACTACAACTACCCAATATATATCTAGCAATCCACAAAATCTACCAATTCAACAAAGACCACTTGCAACAATGGCATCAATACTATTTTAATATCCAATATCCAATATCCAATATCTAATAACTAGCATTACCTTTATAACCCAGCATTTTTTCATGCAATTTACCGTATGTATTTGCAACAACTGAGTCCCTTTGCCTAATGATATACTGGCGTTGTTCTTCTTCTTCCATATCTTTCTTCTTTTTCATTTCATAATTACGCATTTGTTCTGGTGTCATTTCATATTTAATATTGCTTCTATCCCTCTTTAATTCATCAACACTCTTATATTCCTTATAATCAACTTTGCTTGGGTCAATAAACGCACCCTTACTACTATATGCTGTTTTTAAATCAGTATATGCTAATTCCGCCTTACTACTACCTTTTCCACTAATAGGTAAAGGTTTGCTAAAATCATTAACTTTTCTCGCATATATATCTATATCTGTAAAACCCGTTGAACAAGATACCAATTCTTGCGGTTCTTTGTATTCCTGAATAGCCCCACTTTGAGATGTGAGTTTTTCCTTATAATCTTCAAATGTTGTATTAAAAACATTTATATTAAATTTATTACCGAAAATTTCATTTGGTGCCTCCTCATTTTCATTGCTTGTAAACCAGTCTCCATAGCCATCATCACCCGATTCCCATAACTTATTTTGTTCATATATCTTATTGAATAATTTATTATCAAACTTGTCTTTACTCACTGTTGGATGTTGGGGGGAATTTGATGCCACAGTTTCCATATCTTTATTTTTCATACGAGAACGCATTTGGTCTTCAATATAAACTTTGCTACCTTGTCGCAAATCATTAAATGGCTTTTCTGTTTCCCTATTCTTATGCTTTTCTAAAAGGGACATATAACATTTCGTAACGAGTTGAAATTGCTCAGCATTACCACCTGTTTTGTCTGGATGGGTTTTCATTGCCATTTTCTTATAAGCTGTTTTCAATTCATCTAAAGTATAGTTTTTTTGTAATTGAAATAATCGCAATGCATCAATGTCTGATTTCTCCAAATCGCTAAGTGATGCCTGATAATGCAGCCGGCGTTGCCTCTGTTTCTCTGCAAATTCCCTACGTCGTTTTTCTTCCTCAATCTTAAAACGGGCTTCCTCCTCTTCCGCCTCAGTCTTATAATGCTTAGTAAGTGCATCAATAGTGTTAAGTTGTTGTGTTGTTTGCAATTGGCGGTTTTTATTATCACGAGGAGTTGTACCGTTGTTAAAACTTGTTAACGGGGTGTGATTTTGATATGTATCGTGGGATTGATTACCATTGGTTTGATTACCATTGGCTTGTTTTCCTATTTCATGTAAATTTTGAAACGCAAATCTTGATGTATCACTATTATTATCTGCAGGTGGCAAATTATTAAGCATTTGTGTAATACGCGATACCTGATTGCTAGTCATCATATAACGATGCTCATTAAGTAGTTTTTCTAATAGTTTGCGTTTTTGTGTAGGATTCTTATCTATTTGGCTCATTAACTCCTTATTGCCTAATATTTCTAATAACTTATTTCCTTGTGAGGCTTTCATACCGCCACTATCATTTTCTCTTGATTGACTCCTTGATTGACTACTTGATTGATACATTGGGTTATTTGGATTAATACCACGCTGTATTTCAGCAGGCGAAAATAATTGGGGTGAATGAGCATTTTGAGTCTGTTTCTGTTGTATATATTGGTTTTGTGCATATTGGTTTTGTTTTTCCTGCAATAATTGCTGTTGTAATTGCATAATTAATTGCTGATTTTCAATTGTATTTTTGCTATTGTCATTACCCATTTTTGTCTTATAAATATTGATATTATATTGATATTATATTGATATTATATTGATATTATATTGATATTATGTTGTTAAATATATATTATTTTGATATATAATCATTAGTAATAAAACGTAAAATATAAAACGTAAAATATAAAATAGAAAATTACATCAATTAGAAAAGAAAAACTCCATTTATTTTACCTTATGAAAACCATATATAAACGCCTTGTATCTTGGTAGATGTGATGAGTCATCTCCATATTGACCCCAACTATCACTATGCATAAATAAATATTCAATATTATCATTATTATTACGAATAAACCAAGTACACCCCATACCAGCATAAACATCTGTATATTCACCAATACTAATCTTATTAATTTCTGTTTTTGTAAGATTTGGTCTAATATCTTCACTAAAATCTTCAATATTATCACATATGCTATTATCACCAGTTTCATTCATGTTAATGTTCATTTTCATGTGATTACTTAATGGACAATGTTTCATATGATTATTTGAACGTTTATCACAATATAAACAAGAATGTCCAGATGATGTATGTGTTTGCGGGTCTATACAACCTTTAATTTTACAAGATTTTTTAATTATATCACCATTAAATCTAGCTAATTCGTAAATTAAATCCTCATTACTACATTCTAGTTTTCCATGACCATTATGTTTACAGGTTCCACAACAATGCCTTTTCGATACATGTTCGGTTTTATATTGGCAATTCATAACTTGGCAAACATTTGTATTTGCATTTGTATTTACATTTACATTTGCATAATTTAAACTCATTCTAATTAGATATGTATCTAGATATGTATCTAGATGTATATGTATATTTATATTTACAATAACTTATATTTACAATAAATTATATTTACAATAACTTATATTTTTATATTCAAATAAACGATAAGATAAATGCAACTATACTACATAAGATACTACCCCAAATACTATCCATTATACTAACACTTAAATCCCATTTTTCAAACATAAAATGCATTGTAAAATCAAAAGTTGCATATGATGCTAGACCAAAAATGCCACCATATAAAATTGCATCATGAAACCTATTTTGCAATGATACATTATTACTTTGAGCAGTTCTCATACGTGGCAATACAAGAAATACTATACCTAATGACAGAGCTAAATATACTATTACAGCCGAATAATATCTTTTTGTATAGGGTTTACCACTAATTGCTAATGTTGCTTTTGAATATAAATCACCACATAAATATAAATATGGAGCATCACACAATATTAATAAAAAAATACATGCTATATAAGTTTTAATATACATTTTATATTTATTATTTATTATTTATAATTTATATATTAATTTATATTTTAGTTATATTAGTATCTAGCAACATATTTTTAGAAATATAAAATATAAAATATAAAATACAATGAAAATATTAATTATAAATTGTTTCAATGTTCTTTATTCATAAACATTACTATAACACATAGATTATGCAATATAGTAAATAGTTTTTCAATATATTTTTCTTGCATTAACCAAAAATGTAATTTACAGAATTTATGATGATTTATTATCATTTTTAAATGACATACAGTTAAACCTAAACCATAATGTAATTCGTCAAAATAATCTTTTGTAATAGTTTTTTGATTTATATAAAATAATTGATTTTGTATTTGATTTTGCATTTGAGTTTGCTTATAATTTTCTTTTTCTAAATTTTCTCTTTCGTCAATAACTTTTCTTATTATACATATTAAATTATCTATCCATTGTATGAAAGTATCTGGTAAATGTTTAACACGTTGAGATGGTTTTAATAAATATAATGTTTTACTATAATAAAATTTAACAAATTGATAAATATAATGTACTTTTGCAGAAATTGTATTTGGTGTATATATAGTTTCAGCAAAATTTACTAATGTATAATCTGGTTCATATATTGTGTTTGATGAGTTATCATTTTCATTTTCATTTTCATTTTCATTTTCATACTTATCATTCATATAATAATCTTCGTCATCAACATATAATTGTAATGAATTAGAGTTTTTAAAATCATCTTTATCTTCAAATATTAAATGACTATATATAAAATCCTCATCATCAAAATACTTATTACAAAATACATTTGGAATACCTAGTGCTAATTTTTTATATTTATGTATGTTTTCATTTTGAATTTCAGGTATAGTATCATAATTACTAGGATATGCTGAATAAATATCCATGTGGTGTTCAAATAAATCAATTCTAAAATGTTTTGCATCATCTAATGATAATGATTTCATATCATTAATAATATTATCTGTCGTATCTTGCATATCTCCTTGCTGCATGTCTCCTTGCTGCATGTCTGTTTGCATAACTGAATCATTAATAAGTGAAAGCGATTCCATTGTTTTTTCAATAATATCCATTTAATTTATAATAATAAATATCTAATATAATAAAATAATAAAAATCAATTTTTTAATGTTTAGATGTTTATATGTTTAATGTTTATATGTTTAATGTTTATATGTTTAATGTTTATATGTTTAATGTTTATATGTTTATTTTACTAAATTTGACATTACAGGTAAATCTTTGAAAACGACATTCTTTAATTTCCCATTCAAACTATTTACATCATTTGGATTCCATTGATTTGGTTGTTGTTGTGATTGCATCATTTTATTATTTTGCAATTGTGGAACCTGAGACAAGGTTTGTTTGTATTGTGAATTATTCTGTGTATTGTTTTGTGATTGATATTGTATTGTTTTTGCTAATGGTGCATAATCTTCCATACGGCGATTCATTGCATCCTTATTTGTAGGTTGCATTTGTTGCTGCATTTGTTGTGATGTTCCATCTTGCATACCACTATAAAAATCATTTACTGACATACTTGCAATACTAATTGGCATGTTTGATGCTCTTGAAAGTGGACTATAAGTTGACATGCGGTCATTTGCAGATTGTCTATAATAGTCTTTATTACTTTCTTGTATTACCATTCTAGTATCTTTGCGTTGACCATTCTCATTATCATTATAATTATTATAAATATTAGTTTGTTGTAATATTGGATTTGGTTGTAAAGCATTTGGATTATTAAATATAAAATTATCTAATTTATTATTCATGCTTTGACGATAATCTGTTTTCTTATCCTCAACTTTATTGTATCCAGACTCATTATACTTATTTAATGTATTATCTAATTGACCAGATTTAGTCATATTATACATATTTAAAGGATTTAACATTGGTAAACCATTTGTATGTGTTGCATTATTATTATTACTATTATTATTATTACTATTACTATTATTACTTTCAGTATCTGGCATTATATATGCAGTGCTTTGTGATTGAAAATGTTGTCTTTGTTGCTGTTGTCCTTGCTGTTGCCCTTGATGATACATCTTCATAGGATTATTAATATCAAAATCAATACCTGATTTCTTATCAATTTGATTATATGCAGATACATTTGACATAGATTCAGTATTCATAATAATATTATATGGTGAGTTTTGCTGTGGGTTTTGCTGTGAGTTTTGCTGTGAGTTTTGCTTTTGAATGTGTTGTGATGATGGAGGTTCATAGTTTTTTTGTAAAGTATCAAAATTATGATTATAATAACTTGTAAAGTGATTAGTTTGAGGCAGACTTTCATTTTTTTTAGGTTGTGCATTTGTTGTATAATTTCTTGTAAAAGTAGGCATTGTGTTTGGTGGATTACTAATCATATCTGGTGATAGAAATGGTATTGTATTCATAGCATTTAATTTATCATTTATTTCATTACGATGGTCTCCTGTTTTACTAGGACGTTTGATTTGTGTTGTTTCAATTGGTGATTGTGGACTTTGAAAATTAACGGAATTTATATTTGCATCACTAAATGTATTTGGTTGACTTTGAAACTCATTTTGTAATGAAAATAATTGTTGATTTAATTCATCTAAATTCATTTGATTACTAATTTAATTATTATATTTGAGTTTTAGTTCTAGATATGATTTTAGTTCTAGATACTTTTAGTTCTAGATACTTTTAGTTTTACAAAGATAAATATATATAAATATAAACTAAATAAACTAATTTGAAATGAAAACTGTTATTCTAATAAATCAATAATAATATAAATATATATCTAGATATAATTTAATAAATGATTAATAATTAAAAATATAAAAACTAAAATAAAAAATAAATACTAATTAAATACTAAAATGAATGAGGTTTCAACAGTAATTGTCTTTTTAGTATTAATAGTATTCTTTACATTAATAGTATTAATAATTGCAGAACGTAATGAATTGTTTCTAGAATACAGAAATGCTAAATTAAATAATAAAAATTATGGTATACAAGAAACATTTAATAAATCAAACGATGCAATTGAAATTTTAGCTAAATTGCATGATGAAATGGAAAACTTTATTAATGATTTGAAAATAAAATATCCAGATGATGATAGAGTAAAACGCCTGGTAAAAGGCTTTAAAAATACTAAAATAGAGGAGGCACCGGATGATGATGGGTCATCATTTACAATAGATAAAGGTTCCATGATGGGATTATGTTTAAGACATAAAAAAGGTGAACGCGATTTTCACGATTATAATACATTACAATTTGTTATTATCCATGAACTTGGACATATTGCAAGTATTTCAGAGCAACATACCCCGGAATTTGTTGCAAACTTTAAATGGCTATTAAAACAAGCATATGATATGGGAATTTATGAACCAGTTAATTATCAAATTAATCCAATAACATATTGTGGTGTTAAAGTGACAAATAATCCATATTTTTCTTAATTATGATTTTGTGAGTTTGTGAGTTTGTGAGTTTGTGAGTTTGTGAGTTTGTGAGTTTCTAATCATCGCTTATTAAAGGTGGTTGCATATTTAGATATGTTTTAGACTTAGAATTATATTTTTCTTCTTCAACTGTTAATGGTTTATTTTTACATATATTTATACCACCATTACTACCTTTGTATCCCCTTTCACCCCTGTTTCCTATTGGTCCCTGTGGTCCTTCATTAAAAACTACTCTGTTAAATGACATTATTAAAAATAATAGTATAATAATATTAATTAATAATGTAATTGCAAACATTCTTATTGAATTTAAATTTTTACTTCCTGCAAATAATGTATCTAGAAACTTAATTCCAACTGTTCCTGCAATTAAAATACATAAACTTATAATTATAAAAATCGGTGTAAAGAATTTTTGAAATGTCGACATCTTTAGTATAGTATAGTATAGTATTTATAAATATTTTATTTATTGTTTATTTGTTTCTTATGTATCTAGATTTAATTTGTTGTTTATTTATTGTTTATTTATTGTTTATTTATTGTTTATTTATTGTTTATTTATTGTTTATTTATTGTTTATTTATTGCTTATGTATCTAGATTTAATTTGTTGCAATTAGGATGTTGCAATAATTTTCTCTAAATATATAAACATATCTGCATATAAGTTTATCAGTTGTTTAAGCCTTGTAGTTGTAAATTCTTCCAAATTCATTTTATTTATTTTATTTTGATAATCAGCTATATGACCACATACTTCGCCTATTTTTAACATTAACATGTCTTCATATTGTTTAATATTTTGTCTTACAGATGAATATTTATCATCATCATTACTAATTTCATCACTAAGTTGTCTATATTTAGCAAATATTTGAGTTAATTCTGTAATTACAGATTCGCGCGTATGGTCAACTTTAAATGTTCCTAAACAATCATCTTTAATTGCAAATGCATTTTTTGTAGGAGGATACATCATTTTGCATATTAGCAATACAGAGTGTTGAACATCATTAAGCAATGTTCCTCCTTCAACAATACCGTTAGCATCAATAGCAATTCTACCATCTATCCCATTATCAAACACAATATTAACAATATCTAATAATGTATTTGTATTTTCAATTTCAACTGATATTGTTAATAGTTTATTTGTAATCGAATTATAACTATTCAATAATATCGGTGGTATATGCTTCTCTTTTGATGGATCGTAAATATTTGATAATGTAGTTTGTGGTTTTTTTTGTTTTTTTGATGAGTCCGTGTCTGTATATGATATTAATTTTGAAACATCTTTTAATAAATTCTCATTATAAACATTATATTCAGTATTTGTTTTATCTATTAAATCCATAATAGCTCCAAATGACATTGACATTGCATTTTTATCTTTAAACTCTGGAACTCTAAGTTGATATTTGTTGAAATAATATACTATTTCTTTATAATATTCAATTTCATAATGCTTACAAATAATTGTAGCTACTAAAATACGTGGTATATTTATTTTACTAATTAATTCTGTAATTACATTCTTAGTTTCTTTACTTATTGACCCATAATTATTTAATTCAATATCAGTATTATTTAACATATTATAGGCTAAGGTGTTATTTACTATTGGGCTTTGGGAATTGCAATTTGTAATAAATGTATTCATTGGTGTTCTCCATACACTAAATATTTCAATATCATCTAATGCCATTTTATTAGCAATTAAATATGAATCTTGCTGCGTATAATCGGTTTTGTTTGTATCATTACCATATTTCAAATTACCAAAATAAATAAATATTAATTGTAAGTCTTTTATATCTAATGGTATAAGACAATCATCTCTAATAGTGGCGATTTCATTAACTAGCGGAGGTTTTGATGTGCTAGTTCCAAATCTGCATAAATCACCTATTGATTTATATGTATATGTTTGGGTTGAATTTTTAAATCCCTTATTATCAGTAATACTTTGACCATTAGGTCTCCATATTGTATAATTATCATGGGCTTGTGTATCTGCATTATATGATGTAAATGATACCAATGCTGTATAACTTGATGGATACATAATATTTCCATCAATCATGAATGAATTAAGCTCGAAATCCTCAATACCTCCATATACAGAATCACCCAGACTTATATATTTAACACTTTTTGGACTACGAAATGTCCCATATGTATCATGCGATACTCTACTTACAGAATTATTAATTTGATTAATTAGAGAAATTGTAATGGCACTTGGAGACATAAGCGACCTGAAATTATCTATTGTAGTTTGAGATGATGCTGTTTTTTTTGAAACAGTTTTACCTAAAATTATATTATTAACAAAATCATCATAATTTATATTAATGTTTTTAGATACCATATTTTCAAAATAATCTTCTTTTTGTGTTATAGAATTGAAAACTTCATTATATATGCTAAGTTTGCAAATTATATCAGTAAGTCTTACAGATTTTAAATATATATTTTTTTCGCAATCGAAACTACAAGTCACAAAATTACCCTGTTTCCCTTTTTTACCCTTTTTTCCAGGCTTTCCTTCTTTTCCAACATAAGAATTATTTGCACTACTATAATATATAAATATGACTAATATACTCACTAAATTGATTACGGCAACTACTATATACCATGTAAAACCACTTCTTATATATGCCATATCAAATACATCACGGAAAACATATGCACATACACATACTGATAATATAATAAATGAAATTATACCAATTTGCAACCATAAGGGTATTATAATATTATATGATGTTATACCATCTACGAACGTTGTTAGTGAATCGAACATCTATACAGCTAAGTTTTTGCGAAAACTTAACCAAAAGCAGGATTTAGGAAATCCCGCACGCAAAAATATTATAAAGTAGTATACCAAATATATACTATTATTAGTTATATATAATTAAGATATTTATGGGTTTAATAAAAACTTATGAATCTATAAAAAAATTAGAAAATTAGAAAAATATAAATATAAGTTTATAAAATAATTAAATAATTAAGTTTTTAGGGTTAGGTGTTGCTTTTTCCTTT